GATGGATATATCAAAGTCGTTGCCATGATGCAAAAGTATTTTGATCAAGCCATATCAGGCAATTGGAGTTACAATCCCAAACACTATGAAAATGGTGAAGTGCCAATGAGTGTGATGTTCAAAGACTTGCTCACTACCTACAAGTATGGTTGGAAAACTTCATACTACCACAACACCTATGATGCCAAAGGTGAAGACGAAGACAACATCGTGGCCGCCACTGAGATGGTTCAGCCTGTAGTTCCTCAACCAGCCGACGACGCAGAAGCCTGCGAAGCCTGCACCATTTAAAAAGAAAAACTCATGACTGCTACTGTATTCAATCAACTCAAAGTCGACTTCACCAGACAACCTATGTTCTTTGGAGAGGCTCTAAATGCCCAACGATTTGACACCTTCAAGTATCCTGTGTTTGATAAACTAACACAAACACAGTTGGGCTATTTCTGGCGTCCTGAAGAAGTATCATTGCAAAAGGATCGCAGTGACTATCTTGATTTCCGTGAAGAACAAAAGTTTATCTTCACTTCCAATCTCAAGTATCAGATTCTTTTGGACTCTGTGCAAGGTCGCGGTCCTGCTATGGCCTTCATGCCTTACTGCTCATTGCCTGAGTTGGAAGGTTGCATGAACACCTGGCAATTCTTTGAAACTATCCACAGTCGCAGTTATACTCACATCATCAAGAACGTATATTCAAATCCCTCAGAAGTGTTTGACACAATACTCGACGATGAAAAGATTGTGGCTCGTGCCAAGAGTGTGACTCGCGCATATGATGACTTCATTGACGCCGCACAAAAATACGAAGTCACCGGCAAAGGTGATATCCGAGACATCAAGAAGAAACTGTTCCTGGCCATGGTCAATGTCAATGCACTTGAAGCACTTCGTTTTTATGTTTCATTTGCCTGCTCATTTGCCTTTGGCGAGTTGAAAAAGATGGAAGGCTCGGCCAAGATCATCAGCCTGATTGCCCGCGATGAAAGTCAGCACCTCAGCATTACCAGCCACATCATCAAGAATTGGCAACGCGGTGATGATCCTGAGATGACTGAAATTGTCAACGAAAACTCCCATATGATTGGCGAAATATATGATACGGTGGTCAACGAAGAAAAAGAATGGGCTAATTACTTGTTCAGCCACGGAGCCATTGTGGGTCTGAACGAAAAGTTGTTGCACAAGTTTATTGAGCACATTGCCAACAAACGCCTTAAGGGTCTAGGTCAAGAAGCCCGCTATGAACAAAGTGCCAACGATAATCCGTTGCCTTGGACACAACACTGGCTCAGTTCAAAGGGTCTGCAGGTAGCACCACAGGAAACAGAAATTGAAAGTTATGTGATTGGTGGTATCAAACAAGACGTAAGCAAAGACACCTTTGCTGGCTTTAAACTATAAAGGATAGTGATGTTAATTTCGATACCCTACAAAGAAGGCGATGTAGTATCAATCAAACTCAGTAACGGCGAGGAAGTTATTGCAAGATACCTAGGCGAAGAATCAGGTAAGGTCATTATTGATCGTCCTGTTGTTCTGCAAATGGGCCCTAAGGGTGCTCCTGCACTGATGCCTTATTTTATGACCGTGACTCCTGATGCAACCAAGAATATCAAACTCAATGCTAATTTGGTAGTAATGATTGCATCCACGGACAAGCCGCTGGCTGATCAATACACGTCTGCACTCAGTGGCATTCAAGTAGCACCCTCAGGATTTCAGTTATGACAAGACCTGTCCATAGATTAGGTGATCTCAGCGAAGATGATGACGAAATTACAGAAGTAATTCAAACTACTGTATTTGCCAACAACTTGCCTGTGTCTGTGGACGGTAGCATCATTGAAGATGATGACGATGACCTAACAGCCAATGGATGCTTGACTGTTTATATAGAAGGCATACCAGTAAATCGCCAAGGTGACGAAGACGAGTCGGGTAGTGTTAGAGCCGAAGGTAGCCCTAATGTATTCGTTGGAGATGCCAATGTGGGCGGCGGCTCTGCTCCCGGTGCCGCATGATGCAGGCAATATAGGTTCATAACAAATAAATAGCCCTTGAGAGGGCTATTTTTACATGTGCGATAAACCAGTAGAAGGCCGCGGTGGCGTAGCAGTTACACCTAGCGGATTAAAATATTATCTAGATACACCAGCAGGTCATCAAGCGGCCAAAGCCGACATGCAGGCGACTATGGGTCCTGGCAGTGGAGAAGGCACAGCACCCCCACCGCCACAAGAACAACCTTCTCCGCCTGAAGGCTGTGAGAACTATGACGATTCCATGTGGGACAAACCCTGTAGCAAATACTTTAAATTTTCTCAGATGAAGTATAAGCCAGTGGCCAATCCTGACGCCAACCTGTCTGTGACTCAAATTGCCTGTAACTGGCAAAAAATTTGTAAGAACGTATTGGATCCATTGATTGACGCAGGTTTTAAAATTACCATTAGTTCAGGATATAGAACACCTGCGTTTGATAGATCATTGGGTGCTAAAAACAGCATTGGCGATCACCCATGTGGCCGTGCAACAGACATTCAAATTTTAGGACAAGGTGATCCTGCAGAAAAAGCCAAAGACTTGTTTAAGTATATTGGCAAAAACAATGTGGGACCGTTTAGTCAATTGATCTATGAAGGACGTTGGGTTCATGTGGCATTGGGAGGCAACAGTCCAGCCAGTGTTTCTGTGTTGGTTGCAAGAACCGGTGCCGCTCCTTATCAACAGGTTGGCGGTCGTGCAGGTCCCAACTTGCCACCTGATCTCAAGTGGGCATAAGTAAAGCACTATGGCAAGTATACCTGTTATTCCTGGAGTCAAAGTCACTACCAAAGGCATTTTAAATAAGCCAATCAAAGACATCATTTGTGCTATTTTGTTTGGCGGTATTGATAACATGCTCAAGGGCAACCTCCTTTGTATTGAGGCCAACCTCAATGAGATTCTAGAAGATCAAGGTCTGGCCAATCTAACAGACCTTAAAGATGCCCTAAAAGAATTACGTGATGAAGTAAAAGCATTCCAGGATCATTTGGGAGTTGGCGAAGTATTAAAGCGAGTCAACGGTGCTGTTGCCGATTTACAAAAAATGTTGTCATTGGGTGGCATGTGTCCGGTGCCAATGAAGGCACCACAAATACCTGATATTCTGGGACAGGTAACCAACAGCATGTTTGGTGCGGCCAACTCAATTCTCAGTGATCTCGGAAGACTTGCCAAACCTCAACTGTGTTTGGATGCTCAGGGTGGCATCAACACTGGTTCCTATAAACCAGATAGTATCTTGGGCACATTGAGTCGCAAACTTGGCAAACTGGACGAAATACCCAGTAACCAAATTGAACAGTTTACCAACCGTATCAAGGGTGTAAGCAAAGCCATCAAGAAACAAATCAACAGAGAATTGTTTCCAGACTTTAGACACAAGCACAATCTTAGAACAGGAAAAACCTATGTTCCTGGCGAACCAGCCACAGCATACGCGGCCACACCGCCAGCGGCAGCACTTGCGGCCATGGAAGTTTCAGCCAGCGAGTATCCGCCACCTGATTCTCCAAGAATGGCTGATGCCATTGAACAGGCACAAAAAATAGTTTCATCGGTCAATCAAACAGCCAGTTATCCTGTCAAAGTTGATGGGATCACACATGAAAATATTTGGCCAGCAACACTAGGCCCTGAACTATATGCATTGGCAATTCAAGCCTTGACACCTGCTGATCCAACGTTTGTTAGACAAGAACCTGTGTATGACTATTGCGGAAGGTTAGTTGGCTACGAAGAAAATGTTGTCTCAGGAGACAGAAGCGCCGATGGTGGCGATCCCTTTGAAGGAGCCGACGCCAATCCACCGGATGTTAATTTTACTATACTATGGGTCAACGGCATTGATGAAGATCCCACCCGCATTGGCTGGGCAGTAGAAGGCAATGTCAGTGAGCAGTTGATTGGACCTGTAGGTGCCAAAAAGAAAACCACAGCACTAAACCTCAATCCTGAGATTACACTCTATCGCGGTCGCAGTCATTTGTTCAGTCTGCCACCAGGACAGCAACAAGAATTTTACATCTATGAAGTTTTGTTGGGACCTGCAGGAACTGATGGGATTAGACGTCCATTGCTGGATAACAATGGCAAGCCCACAATTATTGGTTCGTTTAACAAAGGTTTATCAAGATTTGAGACCAATGAATTTCTAGCAGAAGCCAACGGACGTGACGAATCCAACACACCTTGGATTGACACATCGTTGCCTGAAGAAGAAAGAAACACAGGTCCAGAACCTGAAGCATGGAAACGCAATGATCTTTTCCCCAATGGCATGACGTTAATGGTTACTGTGGGCGGCGGCTCAGTAGATGCTGACGGATTTTTTATCGAAGATGTATGGCCCGATTATATTGCCT